GTATGGATCTTTTCAATATATTCTAAATACATGGTGCATGAACGAGTAATATTATGATGAATTTGTTGCGTACTGTATTTGAACGAATGTAATAACATAAAAATTTGCGTAATTAGTTTCCATCCATGATAAATATTGCCGTTCGAATTCCGCAATTTATTGTTTATAGTTGATTTATTCATACAATCCAAATAACTGGATACATGCAGAACATATAATTCAGTTATATGTGGTTTTATAACATACATCCAATAATCTATATACAAGACATAGATTATTCGTTTGAATTCGCATAATCAATATTACTTATAATAAAACACTATAAGTATTTAAAGGAATTCGGTTAAAAAGATATATTTCGATATGAGCACATCCGAAGAAAGCGCATCTACACAATCAACTTCTGCATCAGCAATGGTTACACCTGGAGGATATAGATTACCCGAATCAACTACATTGCAACATGCAATTAAATTATCAATCGTTGAAGATAAGCCTATTATGATGGATTACTGGGCAAACTCTTTAGAAAAATCTGTATTAATTGGCGTTCGTGAGAATCAAGAAAAATTGCTTGTGAAAAGTGAAGAGGAATATACTAGTCCAATTGTGAAAATATATAAAGTAGGTAGTGAATACATTGTTATGACCGAGAATTCAATTTACTTGGTCGATGTGGAAATTCCGACAAAACGTATTTCTTCCTAAACGAATAAATTACAATCTTTTATATGATTGTAATTTGTATCAAATATTTTTATATACCGATGAAGATTTAATTCGTTTATCGGCAATGGTTACATTGAAATAAATAGCACGCATAAGGCGCGCGGATTTAAATCTTCAATAGTGAAAAAATTATTATAGAATATTACGCAACGCATCTAATTGTGTATTATCTAATTTATCTGGAAAATGAATATCAAACTCAATGATTAATTTACCGGTCACATTGCCTCGTTTCATTCCACAATTAGGAACAACATTCTTAAAATTCGGTTTCACAATTGTATTATTTGAAGCATTATTCGTCAAAAGCATTTTTTTCCCGCTAATATGATGTATTTCGATTGAAAATCCACACAATGCCTCTTTTAAGGTCAATTTTTGTTTATAAAATAAATCTACACCTTTTCGTTGAAATGGTGTATTATTTTCAACATGTAATATTACCTTTACGTTACCTTTTTCTTGATTGGATGTTACATGGCCCTTTTCGGTCAATTCAATGATTTCATTATCATCGCTACCTGGCTGTATTGAAACATACAATGTCTCTTCCTCTTGTATTTTGGTGTCTCCAACAAATACATCACGTTGAACTTCGATGGGTAATGTGCAACCTGTGTAAGATTGCTCCAATGAAATCGATAGTTTAACCGTAATTGGTGGTGGGTTTGAATGAAATTGACCACGCGATTGTTGTCTAAAAAGTGGATGTGATAGCCCTTCCATTCCGTTAAACACTCTTATGTTAGGGTTCATACCGGGAATACCCCCTCCCGCAGCAGCACCAAATAACACATTGAATAAATTATTTATTTCATCATGTCCAGACGAAGATTGCATATTAGGTGGAAATGGACTACCGAATCGCTTTTCTGCATCATACACTTGGCGCCTTTCTTTATCACTTAAACAGTCATAGGCAGAGTTTATTTCACGTATTTTATCAGAAGCGCTTGGATCTGAATTTCGATCGGGATGATATTTTAGTGAAAGTGATCGAAATGCCTTCTTTATTTCTGTTTCCGACGCATCTTTTGAAACACCCAATATATCATAATATGACGACATATAGATTCTATATTCATTGTAATGATTTTATTTATATGTATATTTACACAAAAACAATATTATTTAATGTTCAATCAACATAAATCGAACCGTGGTTATCATACAAACCATGGTTGCAAAAACGGAGCCCTTATTTATAACCAAATATAAACCCTATTATATCGATAATTTTTATACATCGGATCAATTTAAAAATGTACTTCATACGTTAATGCAAATAGATGATCTAAATATTTTAGTTACAGGCAGTGCATGTTCCGGAAAAACATCTCTTCTCTATGCTATTATTCGTGATTATTATGGACTTCAAAAACATCAAGGTTTTCCTGAAAACAACATATTATTTGTGAATAACCTCAAGGAACAAGGTATAAGTTATTATCGAAATGAGATGAAAACATTTAGTCAATCGAGATGTTCTATATACGGTAAAAAAAAATTGATTATAGTTGATGATTTAGATATGGTAAATGAACAATGTCAGCAAGTATTTCGCAATTATATTGATAAATATAAGTCAAACATTCATTTTATTTCTGTTTGTTCGAATATACAGAAGGTTATTGAAAGTATTCAGTCACGTGTTCATATTTTACAGCTAACAAAACCCACATTGGACCAAATTCGCATTGTTCGGGATAACATCGTACAAAACGAAGGGATTTGTATATCAGATGAAGCAAAGGAGCACATATTATCGTCATGTAACCATTCAATCCGTGAATTAATTACCATGTTAGAAAAAATATGGGTTTTAACAGACCAATCGTCTTTGGTCGATTTAGACAATTGCAAATCCATTATTTCAACAATATCATCCGAACAATTTGAAAAATATATAATGAACCTTAAAAACAAACAATTACAACAAGCAATTCAGTCATTATACGTTATTTATGATTATGGATATTCAGTAATTGATATATTCGATAGTTTCTTTTCATTTGTGAAAAATACACAATGTCTATGTGATGATGAGAAATATAAATTGCTCCCACCCTTATGTGAGTATATTACCTATTTTCACAATATACATGAAGATGAAATTGAATTGGCATTATTCACACACACAATATTACCTATATTTCATTCAATATAGAACCAACTATTATGTAAGATATTATATACGTCGAAATGTTAAAACAAATTTTCCGTGAAAATGTTCCGATTGAATTATTACATTCACTATTAGAAAAAATTTGTCTCAAAACGGACAAATATTATTTTGTAGATAATAATGCCTATCGTAAAATTTTATTTCATAAGTACCATATACCTTTTTTAGAAGAGTTGTTGAAATATTATCACAAATCTAAATCATTTTATGTAACACGTAATTTCAACTATAACTCGTTTGTAAATATTATTCGTCAAATATGTAAGAGCAATGGAGGTATGTTCGCATCAAATATCAAATACAATGAATCGAAATATAATATCGACTATTTTGTTTATTTTGAATGATAGAATGTATTCGCAACATAATAATGCTTTGTTATATATATAGTTAGTTAAATGGCGTTCTTTACTGAAAAAAATATATCCTATACATTATTAACACTCGCTATTGTATTTTCGGTTAGTTTTATTGGAAAGCGTGCGCAATCTGCATTGTCGTCTAATGATGACGAAAGTGATCTTATTCGAAAATATTTATTGAATGATAGCCCCCTTTATGGATATAATCGCCCAAAATTATGGATACATACCAAATACGAATACAATGCACGTAAGTGGAAGAGTTTTGGCTCCCGCAGTACAACCGACTTGAATCAACCGTATATTCATATTACCGTGAAATCAATTATTCACCATTGCGGAAATGATTTCAACGTATGCTTGATTGACGACGACTCATTTAGCCAACTTATCCCCAATTGGAACGTTGATATTTGTAATGTACCCGAACCATTTAAAGAGCATTATCGCGAACAGGCGTTCGCTGAATTACTCTATATTTACGGAGGCATGTTTGTACCCAATTCTTTTGTATGTATGACTAATTTAATGCCTATGTACAAACAATGGACACAACATAACAAACCATTTGTATGTGAAACTGTGAATAAATTCCCGAATCTAATATCAGACCAGCGTTGGAATAAATTTACATCTTCTACTCAATTCATGGGATCTAACAAACGAGTACCTGAAATGCGTGCGTTTGTAGAATACATGAAAAAACGTAATGCATCCAATCATTTTTCTGCGGAAGCCGATTTTTTCGCTTACACTTCGAAATGGTTGAACAATGAGGTTGTATTAGGACATTTTAATTTAATTGATGGTGTCTATGTCGGTGTGAAAACACTTGATGGGAAACCCATTTTATTAGAACACTTGATGGAGGAACAATCGTTAAATTTGTGTCCCACACGTGCTTATGGTGTCTATATACCTGCATGTGATGTATTGAAACGAACCAAATATCAATGGTTTGCTGTGATGAGTTCATCTGAATTATTCAAAACCAATATGATTATTACCAAATATTTAATAGCCTCATTGAGAGATCATAAAGAGACTACATTGAAGCTTCCTGATATTGAATCGCGTATTGTCGTTTCTATTTAGACAATTGAAGAATTAAAACGGCGTTTCATTCTTCAATAACCAATACCGATTAAGATGTAAAAACGCATATAAAAGAGGCGTTTTAAATCTTCGTTGATATAGAGCGGTCTAGAATACAAATAATTGTTCCCATAATTACTTGTATTTCATTTTTTACATCTAGATATATATAATGTTCAAAATAGCACATCGTGGTTATAGTGAATACTATAAAGACAATACATTAGAAGCATTTGAACAAGCTGTAAAACACGGATTTGACATGATTGAAATGGACATTCAATTAGATAAAAACAAGGAGCTCGTTATATTTCATGATTTACACATTAAAGACAAATGGGTGAAAGACATGACGCTCGACGAAATTCAAATAATCCATCCTCAAACATTATATCTTGAACAATTTTTCACACAGTTTGATTATCAATCGATTGAGCTATATTTTGATTTGAAAGGTGATGAAGATGTTGTCCCCTATTTGTTGAAATATATTCAAAAATACAATATTAATACTTCCAAAATATGGTTTGCTAGTTTCAATATAAAACATTTGGATTTACTCCATCAAGATAATTCATCATATAAACTAGGTTTCATTACAGCCAATATATTACCACATGAAATGATAAATGAATTGATTCAGAATTATGATCTGAGTTTCGTTTGTTTTGATTGGAACGTATTTGATCAACAATGTGTGGATTTTATTCGATCGCGTGATATTCTTGTATTTTATTATACAGTCACATCCCCCACTGTATTGAATCTTATGTCTGATTATAAAATTGACGGAATTGTATCAAATATTAAACTACCGCCATTTCAAGCATATGAATAAAATTGATAATATATTCTATAACATCAGGATATACATATTTTCTATACAAATCATGTATCATTCTCTTGGTAATCTCATCGGTCGTCAATTCATTCCCTATGTTGTGAAACGTAATTTTAGTAAATTTCATAAAAACTTTGATAAAACAATAGAATATGCATTTGTTTCACCTGGTTGTGAAATGAATGAATTTGAATTCAACACAATCAATCAAAAACATATTACACCCCCTATTATAGGCGAAATCGCACGCGAAGATTTTTGTGCTCATTTCGATTTACCATACACATCGTCAATGTCGAATATAAAACGATTTATCGAAACACGTCCTCAATTATTACTAGATGCATATTTTCAATATGCCTTTCAAAATCCAGTGCTCCTGTATCACAAAAAAGATGTTTGTATGTACATTGAATATAAAACACAACATCCTATTCTTTGGGATGACTATAAATATTCATTTTCCCATATAAGAAACAAAACACAATGGGATCAGAGATCGAATATTTCGTTTATTACCCCACACTATTACAAACATCTAGGTTTATTTAACATAGATCATAAAAACAACAATATTCACTTTCAGTTTTGTTTGCCTGCTATTTTATCTGAATTTAAACACCATTTCATTACTCAAGATTGGTAAATCTTCCATATAATGTAGTACGTATAATAC